ACTCAATAGTACACCCTAACTATAAACCAATATTACTTTACTAAAACCTATATTACTCCATTCATTACTAACATTACCCATTTTCATCTATGGATTTAGGTTTAATATGCATAAACCAAAACTATATAAAAATTTTACCCAAAAATTAAGAGGGCCACCCATAAAACATGAAAAGTGGGAGACAAATCAAACCTAGCTAGGGAGCCAGTGTCATGCTATCCCAAAAAAAGGCCGTTTTTGAGGGTCAAATCCCATTATATTTTACATTTGAAGTTAGGAATAGCAAATTTTATTACATCATATATAACTTGATTTTACTGTGCTTAATATGGTTATAGGATAGATAACTTGATTATACCATGATTAACTTGGTTAGGGCATGCATAATATAGTTAGTCTGTACCTAACTTAGTTAGCTTTTATAATGTAATATGTGAAAGATAATTTGTGTTGGTGATGCTATGAACACATTATATCTATTTCACTGCGAACAACTGAGGTGGTGAAGGGGGGTGGTCTACCTCTCTAAAATTTACACCTAATTTTTCAGATAGCCACCCATTTTTATAATATGGCTAACCTTAACCTATATTCACTATTACACTATAAAAATTTATACACATTTCCAACTTACCCCAACCTATACTTACACCCATTTTCATATAGGCACCCATTTTTATATTGGTCTATTATTATACTGGAAATTCTAATATTTATACTTATCTTTTCACATAGCCACCCATATGACCTATGCTCCATTACATCCATACAAATATACACTTATACTAATTTTCATAATATACTTACCTTATACCTAATATTACCATTTTTATTCTTGGCATCATTTGGTATAAGGTTTCTATAGCTGTTTTCCTTTTTCCAGAGAATATAAAATTTTTACCTAAATTTTCAAGCAGGCACCCATAGTTATCCACAATATTATAAAGTTATCCACATAGTTATCCACAATACTAGGCACTATTTTATAGCAATTATGTACAAAATTTAAAGTAAAAATAATTTTAAATTTCAATTATATTTCTCCAGGACATGTAAAAATTTATAAGAAATTTTAGTTTGCCACCTCCTCGAAATGTATATTTTTTCTCTTTATATAGTGGGTAGGTTGGGGGCTGCGTATGTGGACTCTGACCTACACCCAATATTAATATTTTTTATTAAATTTAATTTTAAAACCTCCTCGAAATGTATATTTTTTCTCTTTATATAGTAGGGACTGGTGATAAGTGGAAAAATCTAAATTTACTTCTTGGGAAAAAGACGGCAATGGTAAAAAGATATTTAAGAAGTTAAGGAATAAATATGAGCGCAGGAAAATAAAAGAATACATAAGGAGGGAATACTATGACGAAAAAGGCACAAATCTTGGCTGATACGCCAGATGTAGTCTCTCCTGAGGATAACAGATGGTGGGAACGTTCTGCTAGTAAACCAACATTTGATACACCAGAAGAACTGTGGGAAGGTGCCTGTGAATACTTTAAATGGGCACAGGACAATCCGTTATACGATATTCGGCCATTCCAGTTTAAGGGTGATGTGGTGTTTAAAGCTGTTCCTAAAAGACGTGCATTCTCCATTCCTGGATTATGCAATTTTCTTAAACTGACTATGGGTAAATGGGCTTATTTAAAGGCCAAGAAGGAAGAGTTTGCAGAGGTAATAAATAGGATAGAGCAGATAGTGTTCCAGCAGAAGTTTGAGAATGCAGCTGCTAACCTGTTGGATGCAGTGATGATATCCAAGGACTTAGGGCTGAAGGATGCTCATGAGTTAAGTGGCAGCATATCCACCAATAACAAGTTTGACTTCTCCAAGGTTAATAACGATGAGATTAAGGACTTAATTAAGGCAATGGAAAAGATGAAGATTGGTGGGTCTGATTAAAGTTGGCTCAAATATATTCTACAGGTGGTAAGCGTAGAGATTCATTTACCGCTCAAGATATTGCCAATAAGGAAAGGCTGGCTGAATTCTTTTCATTATACGGACATTTGTTACAGGCTGAATACTGCAGACGGGAATTTGCCTATTTCATCAAGACCATGTGGGGTGAGTTATCCTCAGAGGAACTTAAGTGGAATTGGCATATGGAATATATTGCCGAGATATTATCTCGCATAGCACATAGGGTGGCAGATGGATTACCCAACGCTGGTGATTTGATAATCAACCTGCCACCTGGTTCCAGTAAATCATCCTTAGTCAGTGTAATGTTTCCAGTATGGTGCTGGACTAACTGGCCATGGATGAAATTCATAGTTTGCAGTTATAGTGGTGCATTGGCATTAGAACAGGCTGAATTGAGCAGGGATTTAGTGAAATCAGACACATTTAAAACATTGTTTCCGAACATAACCGTTAAACGGGATAAAGACACTAAATCTAATTTTAAGATTGAAGTTAAGAATTATGATGGTTCTACTACAGTAGGTGGTAACAGGTATTCCACTTCAGTTGGTGGTACCTTGACTGGATTTCATGCCCACATACTGATAGTGGATGACCCGATAGACCCTAACAGGGCAGTATCAGAAATTGAGCTTAACAAGGCCAACAGGTGGATAGACCAGACACTGTCCACTCGTAAGATAAACAAAAATGTAACTCCTACTATCATGATTGCACAGAGATTACATGAAAATGATCCAGCTGGACATATTATGAGTAAAGAGAACAAAAAATATTTTAATATTTGCATTCCAGGTGAAATAAGGAATTATAGGCATAAAGTCAATCCACCAGAGTTAATTCAATTTTATAGGGATGATTTGCTTGATCCTGTCAGAATGAACTGGGATGCATTACAGAACCTTGAAATAGACCTAGGACAGTACGGATATGCCAGCCAGATAGGACAAGACCCTATTCCAGCTGGCGGAGGATTGTTCAAGGTGGATAACTTCAATATAGTAGATGAAGTAGAAGATAAGATAGCCATAACCGTTCGAGCTTGGGATAAAGCAGCCACTGCTGGTGGCGGGGCCTATACTGTCGGTGTAAAGATGGCCAAGACCGTAAATAACAAGTTTGTAATACTAGATGTAGTCAGAGGTCAATGGTCAACCGATAAAAGGGAACAGATAATTAAGGACACCGCAGAGATGGACGGCAGACGAACGATAATATACATTGAGCAAGAACCTGGTAGTGGTGGTAAGGATAGTGCTTTAGCCACTATAAGAAATTTAGCAGGATACTCTGTATATGCCGATAAACCGACTGGTGATAAGGTTTACAGAGCAGACCCGTATAGTGTACAGGTTAACAACGGTAATGTGTTTTTAATTAGGGCTCCATGGAATTATGCATTTATAGAGGAACACAGGTATTTTCCGTTAGGCAAATATAAAGACCAGGTGGACGCAGCAAGTTTAGCTTTTAGTAAGTTAACAGCTACAAGACGTGCTGGCCCTATATTAAGATAGGTAGGTGAAAACATGCCAAGAACCAGCAAAGTTAAAGCATTAGAGGAAAGAATAAATACGTTAAGTGCAATAGTTGGCAGGGCCAATCTATTGGCTAGACTTGGCTTTTCCTATGGTGGAGAACGGGATATTTACAATGCTTTAGGTTATCCTAAGAATTTAACTTTTAATGATTATTATGCGCAGTACAGACGACAGGATATTGCCAAGGCCATTATAGACAGGCCAGTTAGTGCTACTTGGAGAGGAAAGATAAGCGTTATTGAAACTGAGGAAAGGTATACAGCATTTGAAGAGGGCTGGGACAAACTTGATAAACAGCTAAACTTGAGAGCTAAATTTGCTCGTGTGGACAGGTTAGCTGGTTTGGGCCACTATGGTGTTTTGCTATTAGGTTTGGACGATGTCAAGGCTGTTACCGATATGGCCAATCCAGTAAGAAGCGGTAAAAGGCAGTTGAAGTACGTTAAACCATTATCCGAAGCAAGTGCTAAGATTCAAGAATGGGATAATAACCCTAACAGTGAAAGATATGGATTTCCTCAAATATATCAGTTAACACTTGAATTATCAGATTCCTCCACAATTACTGTAAATGTTCATCATAGCAGAATTGTCCATATA